TTCTTGAGTAGATTCAACTTTTACTCCGTTATTACTGTAAACATAATTTCTGTTATTAGTAACACCTTTTCTTAATCCTCTACCTTCTTTAGACCCAAATCCGTAAGTTCTAGCAGCTTCTTTAGTCTCCTCTTTTCTTTTTAAAGCCACAGGTTTTTTCATTCCGTGTTCACTTTCTTTTGTTTCTACTTTCTTAACAACTTTGGATTTTCCTTCCATGTTTTCACCTTTTTTGTATTCGAATTTTGCTTTACCAGTACCAACTGATTTAGGTCCTTCTTTTCTTTTTACATTAAATCCGCCTGTAGCTTTATTATTGTAATTAAATTTCGGTCCTGAGCCAATTCCCACACCTTTAGGTTTAATTGTTGACTTCGATTCTCTAATTGCTTTTCTACGATTGCGAGATTCTTCCATCATGTCATCGTTGTTCATAGTTTTTGGTGTTCTAACTCTGAATGGTTTACCGAATTTATCTTTGTACATATCAAAGAATTTTCTACCTTGGTCTCCTTTGTCGAACATACGTTGTTTTCCACCGTATTTTGAGTCAAACGAATCAAAATCGTCAAATTCTTCTTCGTCATATTCAAAGTCAAAGTCTCCCGTGTATTGTCTATCGTCTTGGTCGTAAAATCCATGTTCGTCGTCAAATGAACCCATCATTTTTGGAAATTTTGGTCTGTCATTATCAGGACGAGACATCGGGTTATTAACCCTATCAATCTCACCATAGATTTTATCTAACGTAGCCTCATCGTATTCTTCATCTTCATCGTCGGAGTAATAGAACTCATCCAATTCTTCCATCATGTCTTCATCTTCTTCTTCCATCATGTCTTCATCTTCTTCTTCCATCATGTCTTCATCATCTTCAAATTCGATTTCATACATAACTTCTTCATCTTGCTCTACTTCGATATCTGAAGCATCACCGTCTTTACTAAAAATAGCGTTAATCACATCTTCTGTGTCAACATCCATTTCATCGATTTCCTCTAAATCCATAGTCTCATCTAAATTTGTGTCTTCTTCAGATTCACCAAGCTTAACTAAATACTCTTCATCAGTGTCACTATCGGTTAAATGAATATCGTTACCATCTTTTTTTACAATGATTCCGTCTTCTTCACCCATAGCTTTAAACACTTTAAGAATTTCTTCGTCAGATGCGTCAGTTAAATCTATTGGACTTTCTTCTTCAGAATCCATATCCATGTCCATATCTATGTCCATATCCATTTCATCTTCGTTATCAGTATCCATGTCAACGTCGAACTCTTCTGAGTCTTCGTCCTCCATGTCTACATCTAATTCAACCTCATCTTCATCTTGTTCTGATAGAGATTCTTTTACTAACTGATTGATTTCTTCCTTCATAGTTGAAGCAAGTATTCCTTTTGCATTTTCGGCAATAGCCTCTTCAACGTTTTTCATTTGAATGAGTGCCTCCTGTACTAATGATTTATTTTCTTGCATGAAAAAATTGGTTATTTTAACTAATAAATAGTGCCAAAATGAAAAAAATTCATTTTGACTACACTGTTACGTAAAGTTTATTTGAATTTTGTAGTGTTTGTATCACAAGGTTTGTTAAATAATTAACCCATGTAGTAAAGGATTGGAAGTTATTTACCCAAGAGGTAATCACTTTTTGTTCTTGATTTACTCCGTCACCTAAATTTACTTGGAAGTTCATATTATTTTTATTTATAAATATACCCCAAACAAAAAAAGTGGTCACATGGACCACTTTTATTAATTATTACTAAAACGAATTATTCGATGACTTCGTCAATTTTACTTTCAGAAACTGCTGTGATTCTCCAATCGTGAGTAAATCCCTCATATTTCTTAGTAACCTTTGCTTCAACGTCAGTTACAGAATAACCTTTAACTAATTTTTCTTCTCTAATTTTTTTGATTTTACCTGTACTATCGTCAGGTAAGTCGTACTGAATTTTTGCGACAAAATATTTTTCTTCCATATATGTGTTTTTTTATTTTTTTAAAAAATCGTCTAATTTTTTCATTAAGTCAACTGACTTTTCAGCATATCCATTATTTTTTTTGTGGTTTCTTTCTTCCTCTAAATTTTCCTCGTAATTATCTCTTTCTTTAACGTCTCCAAACAAATAAGCTCCTGGTGTTGAAGGTGATGATACTAAGTCAAAACAAATTAATTCAAAATCATCTTGTACTTCATTTCTTTCACCAACCTTTTTAAGTGAACCAACTCCACGAGAAGAGATTCCTAAAGTAACTCCTTGTCTCATTAGATTTGCCGCTTGGTCTCCTTTAGTAGAAACAACACCACTCTCATGAAATCCTGGTGAAGTTAACAACTTAAGTTTACCCATTAAAATATTTCTATCCCACCATATATCAGTGATGATGTGAGATACCCTGTCTAAGTCAATAAGAGACGATTCGGGGTGGTTTAACTCTGAAGTTGATAAACCTTTTGCAATTGCTTTTTTATAATTGTCCGCCTCCCTTTCAAGTATGTTTTTGGGATATGTCCTACCGTTTCTATTTGGGGTATCATATTTTTGAAGAACCGCGTAGAATTCGAACGGATTTCTGTAATCCAATTCTTTGGCCTCTTTTAACATAACTTCATTATGTCTGTCTTTGGGAGAAACCCAACCAGCATCCATTTCAATCAAGATACCGTGACCGATTTCGCTTGCCTCTAATATTCTTAAATTTTTCATCTAATCTTTTAAGATAAATATACCGTTCTTAATAGTTTATTGGTCATTCGTTTTTTTTGAGGTTGAAAATTCAAAGTATTTGTTTTGTTGAATGTTATTTTTGAAAATAGATTTGACCATACTTTTAATGGAATTTTTAATTTCTATTGACTTAAAATCCAGTTCAGAGTTTGTATATAAATTAATTTCTAAATTAAAAAAAGATTTTTTACCATGGGAAATTCCGCTTGTTCTTAAGTCTAAATCCACAATACTTTTTTCTTGAAATAATTTTTGATTAATTGATTCGAATACCGAATGTTTAATTTCTCTACCTAAATTAGAGACAATTCTATTCCAATTATCGTATTCTTGTTTTGGGGTCACCCATGATTGTATGTTTATGTAGACTGATTTTAGGTTTTTTGAATCGACAGTTCCGTAGACTGACTTAATTGGATTGTATAAATTTAACTTTACACTTTTTCCTTTTTTCATTAATTTTCATGATTATATATGTTTATGTTCTGTAAAAGAATACGCCATATATAACTGATAGTCAAAATTTTTTTAAAACTACAAGATATTTTATAATATATGATAATCGTTAAAATTAAAAGTGGGGACAATATTGAAAAAGCCCTAAAGACATTAAAGTCTAAAGTTATTAAAACTAAACAAAACCAAAAACTAAACGAGAGAAAACAATATACAAAAAAATCTGTACTAAGAAGAGCACAGATTTTAAAAGCTAAGTATATTCAGAATAAAAAAGACCAATTAAATTGATTCCTCAAGATTTTTTAATCTTAAGAAATTCATTTGGTCAAATTTTTCATCTTTTAATCGGTCAATTGTTTCAGAAATTTTTAACTTAATTTCAGATTCGTTTTCATTTTCCAAAATTGTTTTGAGTTTGATAATTGCGCTTTCACGAATAGTCTCAAATTTAGTTTCAAGAGTTTTCGTGTCTTCAGATACGATTTGGATAAATTCTTTCTTAGAATTTTCATCTAAAGTATCAAGGTAATTTTTTAAAGTTTGGTTTGCAATATTCACCATAGACTTAATCGGAATATTGATTGACTCTTTAACTGTTTCAGTTTTTAATGTAAGAATTGAAATGATGTTTTTCTTAGCATTTATTCTTTCCTTTAAGTCTGTTTTTTGAATATAAACTAACGTATCGATATCCTCATAACTATTTTTAACTGATTCAGAAATTGTTTTTGGTAACTTAATACTTGGCAAAACTCTTTGTAATAAAGATATCCCTTCTTCTAAAAACTCTTTTGCGTCATGTTCGTTCAACCCTTGAGGTTTACTCAATTGGTCATATAAAGCATATGCTTTTGACATAGATTTATTACTCAACACATTGTGTTTGAATTCTCTCAATGTCTTCTTGAATTCCTTTTCATCTTTGTAGGATTCCAGTAGATTGTTCTCGATTAGGGATTTAATGTTACCAAAGGTCATTTTGCGCATTTTCCAATAAATATTACGTATTTAATAACTTATCCAATTCTTTTGACATTTCTCCTAAAGATTGTTGAGCCTGACCTAAATTTATCATTTGCGCACCTTCAATTAGGTTATTTTCAATTAAAATGTTCATGTCTTTTTTCTTAGACTCAGGGGCCAATTCTGGTTCGCCTGTTGGTGGAGATTCTCCTGCTGGTGGTGTTTCGCCTCCCAAATCAGGTAACTCTGTTTCCGCTCCTCCTCCTCCAAATGATGGTGGTGAACTTAATTCTTCAGTACCTCCTGGTGTTGTTTCCGCACCGGCCGATGGTGTTGCACCTGTTGTACTACCATATAATTTGTCAATATTGTCGAATAATCCCGTTTTAGTAATAACCGTTGCTGTCGCTTTAAGTTCCTCACCAACAGCTCTTTCAACTCTTTGTTGTTGTAAGTCCAAACGAACTTCTTCGTCAGACCATCCAAAGATGTGTTTCTTGGCCCATGTAGATGATGTTGCTTGAATACCGTTACCTGGGTCAGATACTAAGTCTTTATACAATAATACTTTTTCTTTCCAAACATCAATTTTTAATAAGTCTGCCTGAGTTGATGGGTTTGTAAGACCAATAGTAAAGTTTGAAAGTTCGTCCTCAAACCCTAATAAGAATAAGTGAACGATTGCAATCTTATTTAACTCAGCCAACATACTTTTTTGGATTCTGTTGATTGTACGAGCAAATCTAATATCTTGTAACGCCAAATTTTTACCGTCACCAACAACTTCTTCAAATCCTAAGAATGCTTTAGGAACACGAAGCGCTGTTAATAATTTCTTTTGGATATACTCGATATCCGCAATCTCTGATAAGTTTGTTGCTCCAGGTAATGTTGTAATTGGGTCTGGCGCGGCAGGGTCTCTAACAGGAATAAAATAATCTTGGTCAACCGCCATTTGGTTAAACCTCATATCTACGTTACCTGTTTTATTATCTACAATTTGTTCTCTTTTGAATTTATTAGCAACACGTTGTACATATGCCTCAACATCATCATCGTTCATATTACCTACGAAAACTTTAAACATCCTTCTTTCAGGTGCTCTTGATGTACGATAAATTAACATCGC